CACGCGCGCGGTTACGGTGCGCGCTGGCGGAGGCGACGGTTACGCTATCTACGTGCAAATCCATTATGCGTCGACCCGTTCGGCACCCACCGCGGCGCACCGGTGCCAGCTACCGATGTCGATCACATCGTAGACCGTCGTCGCGGAGGGAGCGACGATGCGAGCAATCTCCAGGCGTTGTGCCACTCGTGCCATAGTCGCAAGACGGCAGGGGGAGGGGGGAGTAAATCTCTGGAAGCTGGCCGTCGAGAGACCGTCGGGGGAGCCAGCGCACACGACCGCGAAATTCGATGGGGGGGGGGAGTAGGGGATGGCGACTAGAGGGCGGCCGCCGTTGCCGACGGCGATCAAGCAGCTGCGGGGGAATCCGGGGAAGCGCGCGCTGAACCAGGACGAGCCGCAGTTTGTGGCGCGGGTGCCGGCGTGCCCGCGGTGGCTGACGGGCGGGGCGCGGGAGGAGTGGCGACGGGTGGCGCGGACGCTGGCGGATGCTGGGGTGCTGACGGAGGTGGACCGGGCGGCGCTGCTGGCGTATTGCGTGTCGTATCAGCGGTGGGTGGATGCGGAGCGGCAGGTGGCGGAGAAGGGGGTGGTCTTGAAAACGGTGAACGGGAACATCATCGAGAACCCTTACCTGTCGGTGGCGAAGCGGGCGATGCGGGACATGCTGGCGGCGATGCAGCAGTTCGGGATGACACCGGCGTCGCGGAGTCGGGTGCAGGCGGCGACGGGTGGGGAGGCTGAGATGAGCCTGGCGGAGCTACTGTTTGCGGGGGTGAGCGATGACGCAACGGTCTGACGCGCCGGGGGTTGAGCTGGGGTATATTGCGGAGGGGTTGCGGGGGCTGGCGGTGCCGGTGGGGGAGCTGCACGAGGACCCGGCGAATGTGCGGAGGGGGCACGCGGTGGATCGGATCGCGGCGAGTCTGACGGCGTATGGGCAGCGGAAGCCGGTGGTGGCGAACCGCGCCCAGGGCGGGAAAATCGAGGCGGGGAACGGGACCTACCGGGCGGCCAAGGGGCTGGGGTGGTCGCATATTGCGGTGGTGTGGGTGGAGGACGACCCGGCGACGGCGGCGGGGTACGGGATTGCTGACAACCGGCTGGGGGATCTGAGCGAGTGGGACCTGGAGGGGCTGGCGGAGACGGTGCAATCGCTGGAGGATGTGTTTACGGGGTTCACGGCGTTGGAGCTGGACGAGCTGCTGCCGTCGCAGGCCGGGAAGGGGGAGGATCCCGGGCCGCAGGTGGACCGGGCGGAGGAGCTGCGGGCGAAGTGGGGAGTGGAGGCCGGGCAGGTTTGGCAACTGGGCGACCACCGGCTGATCTGCGGGGACTGCACGGACCCGGAGACGGTGCGGCGGGGAATGGATGGTGAGCAGGCGGACTATATCCTCACTGATCCGCCCTATTGCTCCGGCGGGTTCCAGGAGAGTGGCCGGAGCCGCGGATCGGTGGGCACTACGGCGGTACACAAGCAGATTGCGGCGGACACGCTGTCCACGCGGGGCTATATGGCGCTGATCAAGGCGATGCTGTCAGCGGCGGACACCTCGGCGGCGTATGTGTTCACCGATTGGCGGATGTGGGTTAATCTCTTTGATGCTGTCGAGTCGTCTGGGTTTGGGGTGCGGCAGATGATTGTGTGGGACAAAGAGACGCCGGGTATGGGCCACGGCTGGCGTGCGCAGCATGAACTGATTTTGTTCGCGCTGAAGGGGACGATCTCATTCGACAAATTCAGCCACGCTCAGGGGAACGTCATTCAGGCGAAACGGACTGGGAACCGGGAGCATACGACGGAGAAGCCGCTGGAGGTGCTGGAAACGATCATCGGCGTTATGCAGGACATGCGGGTGGTGTATGATCCGTTTGCGGGGAGCGGTACGACCCTCATTGCGTGCGAGCGGCTGGGGAGGCGGTGCCGGGCGGTGGAGATTGACCCCGGCTACGTGGCGGTGGCGTTGGAGCGGTGGGGGGTGATGACGGGGGGGACGCCGGTGCTGGCGGAGCGGTCGGGGGAGCGGCCGGGGGACGGGCCGGGGCTGGCGGAGCGGTCGGGGGACGGGCCGGAGCGGTTGGAGCGGGAGGTGGTGGCATGAGTGGGGTGGTGGTGTCGCCGCGGCCGGCGGGGGGGAGGTTCGATAAGCGCGCGGCGGATGTGGCGGTGCTGTTTTTCGAGCGGATCCTGCACCATGTGAAGGGGGAGTGGAGCGGGCAGGCGTTTGCGTTGCAGCGGTGGCAGGCGGATATTGTGCGGGCGCTGTTTGGCTGGAAACGGCCGGACGGGGCGCGCTGCTACCGGCGGGCGTATATCGAGATCCCGCGGAAGAACGGGAAGTCAACGCTCGCTGCTGGGATCGGGCTGCTGCTGCTGTTTGCGGACGACGAGCCGGGGGCGGAGATCTACAGCGCGGCGGCGGATCGGGATCAGGCGGCGATTGTGTTCGACGTGGCGCGGCAGATGGTGGAGACCTCGCCGCAGTTGCAGCGGCTGGCGGAGGTGTTCAAACGGGCGATCACGGCGCCCAGCACGCGGTCGTCGTACAAGGTGCTGTCGGCGGATGCGTTCACGAAACACGGCCTGAACGCGCATGGGGTGATTTTCGACGAGCTGCACGCACAGCCGACGCGGGAGCTGTGGGACGTGTTGACCACCTCGACGGGCGCGCGGCGGCAGCCGATGGTGGTGGCGATCACGACGGCGGGATTTGACCGGGAGAGCATCTGCTGGGAGCAGCATGAGTATGCGCGGCAGGTGGCGCAGGGGCTGATCGAGGACGCGGCCTTCTTCGCTTTCATCGCGGCGGCGGACGAGGAGGACGACTGGACGGACCCGGCGGTGTGGGCGGCGGCGAACCCTGGGCTGGGGGTGTCGGTCAAACTGGAGTATCTGGAGCAGGAGTGCCTGCGAGCGAAGAATTCGCCGGCGTACCAAAACACGTTCCGCCGGCTGCACCTGAACCAGTGGACGCAGCAGGAAACCAGGTGGCTGGACCTGGCGATGTGGGAGCGGTGCGGGTTTGAGGTGCGGGAGGAGGAACTGGCGGGCCGGCGCTGCTATGCGGGGCTTGACCTGGCCTCGACGACGGATATTGCGGCGCTGGCGCTGGTGTTTCCGCCGGCGGAGAGCGGGGAGCCGTACCAGGTGGTGATGCGGTTCTGGGTGCCGGGGGAGGGGCTGGCGGAGCGCGGGCGGCGGGATCGGGTGAACTATGAGGCGTGGGCGCGGGATGGCTTCTTGACGGCGACGCCGGGGAACGCGATCGACTACGAGCGGATCCGGACGGATATCGAGGCGCTGGGGGAGCGGTACGACATCGGCGACGTGGCGTTTGACCGGTGGGGCGCGGTGCAGATGAGCCAGCAGCTGGAGGGGGCCGGGTTCACGATGGCGGCGATGGGGCAGGGGTTCCAGTCGATGTCGCCGCCCACCAAGGAATTGCTGAGGCTGGTGGTGACGGAGCAGATCGCGCATGGCCGGCATCCGGTGCTGCGGTGGATGGCGGATAATCTGGTGGTGCAGACGGACCCGGCGGGCAACATCAAGCCGAACAAGGCCAAATCGACGGCCAGGATCGACGGGATGGTGGCGCTGATCATGGGGCTGGATCGGGCGACGCGGCACGGTGGGGGCGAGAAATCGGTCTATGAGACACGGGGGTTGCGGACACTATGACGGATCGCGGGATACTGGTGATTGCGCCGCAGAGCGACGTGCAGGGGATCGGGGACCTGCGCGCGGCGGCGAACGGGTTTCGGTTGCAGGTGCTGGACGGGATGGTGACGGCGCGGGAGGTGCTGGCGCAGATCAGCTCCGGGCGCTATGCGGTGGTGCATTTCGCGGGGCATGGGCTGCGGGCGGGGTTGCAGGCGAGCGATGGGGTGATCGAGGAGCGGTATCTGGAGCTGGCGATGCAGGAGGGGGGGCCGGAGCTGGTGGTGCTGAACTCGTGCGGCTCGATCCACATGGCGGCGCAGCTGTACCGGGCGGGAGCGGCGCCGCGGGTGATCGGCTGGCGGCAGGAGGTGGAGGACGGGACGGCCATCGAGTGGGCGACGGCGTTTTATCGGTCGCTGGCGATGGGGACGGACTACTGGGAGGCATTTGCGGCGAGTGTGGAGCTGCTGAGCGACCGGCGGCCGGGCTTCGAGGCGCCGATTCTGCTGAACGGGCGGATCACGAGCCTGGAGCAGCGAGTGGAGGCGATCCAGGAGCGGCTGGACGGGCGGGCGATTGTGCCGCATTGGCTGTTGGGGCTGGCTGTGCTGGCGGGCGTGGCGTTCGTGCTGATTGACAGGTCGGAGCGTGGCAAATGAGCGTGGCGATACGGACGGCCACAAGAATACAAGACCAGGACGACGCCCCCAGCCTTGGCGCGGGCCAGGACGGCTACGCGTTGACGTGGGACAACGCCAGCGGTGCGTTCGTGGCGACGGCGCTGACTGGTTCTGGATTGGCGGCTGACGGTAGTGTGACGGGGGCAACCAGCCAGGCGCAGGCGTTCACAAACGGCATCATCGGGCCGACCTGGAAGCCGGTCACGGACAGCACGGCGGCACTGCAACTACAAAACGCGGCGGGGACGGCGATCCTGACGGTGGACACGATCAACAGTAGAATAGGAATCGGAAACGCAAGTCCTTCTTATGCACTGGATGTGGCTACAAGCATTCGGGTTCCGCAAGATACTGGAATGTACATCACAGGTGACACTAAAGCAACTAGCACTTACGACGCTAGTTGGGGTCACTTATATGCAAATATAACATTTCAGCCAGTTGCTACTAATAAGGATTTAGTTTTCAAATTCAAACCATCTGGCACCGCGGATAGTGGGGTTATGGAGTTTTTCAATGATAAAAACGATCTTACCAATTACAGCAGAGTGATCTTCAAGTCGTTTTCAGACAGATTTTGGATCAGAGGACAAAAGGGCGGAACCGGCGCGTACATGCCGATTTACATCGGTGCTAACAGCACCGAGACGCAATTAGCTTTACCTATAGACGGCAGGGTAGGCGTTGGCTTGATTGCACCCGACAGTCAGCTTCACGTCCAGCTTGACGACGCAGCCACAAACGCTGTCTCGCAACTGCTGACGCTCAGTCACAACACCAGCGGCACGGCTGCGGCGGGGTTTGGCAGCGGCGTGTTGTGGGAGCTTAAGAGCAGCACGACGGCTGACCAGAGTGCTGCGCGTGTCCAGGCGCTGTGGTACGAGGCGACGCACGCCACGCGCAAGGCCGATCTTGTGCTGACAGCCTACGACACGGCAGAGCGCGAAGGGCTGCGCATTCGTGGCGACGGCAGCGAACCGGCGATTGGCTTCTACGGTGTGACACCGATTGCACGGGCAACACTGGCAACGGGCGCGGGCGCATCGGTGGACGATGTGATTACGGCGCTGCAAAACTTGGGTCTAGTTAAACAATCATAACGGAGGCACGACAGCATGGCACGCGAGCAGGACTATTACACACTGGCACGGCAGGCAAACACGGCGATCTGGGACGCGCTGAATGATCTGGTGGCGTTGCAGCGAGAGTGGGACGCGATGGATTTTGGAAACACGCTCGAGCCGGGCGCAGGCGCAAACGACGGCCTGACCAAGACTGAGATTGGCGCGGTGGTGTTCGACACGACCAATGCGATGCTGGCTGTGCTGGCGGCGGGCCATGCAACGAACATGGCAAAACTGCTATGAGCGAGATGACACCGACTGAGGCGGCGGCGCTGGTGGAAGCGGACAAGCAACGGCGCAGCAAGGCGGCTGCTGAGGCTGTGGCCGCGGCGCTGCATGAGTATGAGTGCGACCTGGTAGCACTGCCGCAGATCGCAGCGGATGGCCGCGTGGTGGCCGTGGTGCAGATCGCGGCGAGGTGAGACGATGACCCAGACAACCCCAGCGACGTGCGTTCTTGGCCCAGGCAAAACTGGCCTGACGATTGGCCTCCGCGTGCTGAACCTGGACGGCACAGAGTACGCTGCATATAGCGCGACAGGCGTAACCGAAACGTCAATCGCTGGCACGTATCGCAAGGCTGGCGGAGTGGTCGCGCCGTTGGCTGGTGGGTACATCGTTTGGGGTACGGCGCTGGTGGACTATGCCGAGGCGACGGTGGAGAG